AAATCTAAAGGTCAGGCAAAGGCAATGATTAACAGTTGGTCTGTTGAGACTGGTACTATAGAAGAGAATCCAATTTTAAATGAAGTTATTGGTACAGGTTTTTATACAGATAGTAGAAATAAAGATAATAATAGAATAACTACTGAACAAACTAAGGAATACTCTTGGTTATTTAGTGGGATGAAAGGATTTAAAAAATAATATTATGGGAATATCGTCAAACAAACCTTTTAATAGACAATGTAATGTAAGAAAAGGTGCTGGTCCAGTTTATAATAAGTTTTGTCCTCCAACAGATAGAGCTAATAACAACAACACTAAAGTTAATGTTAAAGTTGTAAAAGAACCCTGTTTTGGGGAATACGATAACTTAGTTCAATATGTGTACGAAATAGACCTTACAGGTCATTTAGGTTATGTAGATTGTGACTATGTAGAGTAAGTTTAATACTAATAACATTCACATTAATAAAGTGTCGGTTAACTTTATTAATAATATTTATAATATAAAAAACATTTTTTTAAATGGCAGAAGAAAATAAAAATTTAACGGTATACCAAAAACTCTTTTACCTTTTTGGTCAAGGTAATGGTGGTATAAAAGCCAATACCATATATAACAAATACGCTTTAGGTGATAGAGATTTAATTGTTACAAAGTCCAGAGAGGAGTTTGAGAAAGAAAAATTACAAAGACAACAACAAAAATACTTAGAAGGCCAATGGGCTAAAGTAGATAGTGAATTATATCAAAAAGCAATTTACTATGAAACTTCTAGAGTTGCTTCTTATATGGATTACGAGGCAATGGAGTTTACCCCTGAAATTGCTGTCGCTTTAGATATTATGTCAGAAGAATCTTGTACATTAAACGAACAAGGTAAAATTTTAAGTGTTTATTCTGATTCATCTAGAATTAAAAAAGTTTTAGAAGATTTATTCTTTAATGTAATGGACATCCACTCAAATTTACCGATGTGGACTAGAAATACATGTAAATACGGTGATAACTTTCTTTATTTAAAAATAGATTACAGGGATGGTATTGTTGGTTCTTCTCAATTAACAAATATTGATATTGAAAGAAAAGAAACAGGTGTATTCCCCTTCCAAGCTCAAAAAGAAGAAACAAAAGAAGAAACACAGAAAAAACAAGTTAAATTCTTTTGGAGAGATAAAACCATGGAGTTTAACGCTTGGGAAATAGCTCATTTTAGACTTTTAGGTGATGATAGAAAATTACCTTATGGTACTTCGGTATTAGAGAAAGTAAGGAGAATATGGAAACAACTTCTTTTAGCAGAAGACGCTATGTTAGTTTATCGTGTAACTAGAGCACCTGAAAGAAGAGTATTTAAAGTTTATGTAGGTAATATTGATGATAATGATGTTGAAGCTTACGTACAAAAAGTTGCTAATAAATTTAAAAGAACACAAAAAGCTGATAGTCAAACAGGTCAAGTAGATTTAAGATATAATACTTTGGCAGTTGACCAAGATTACTTTGTACCTGTAAGAGATGCTAACGCTTCTAGTCCAATTGAAACGTTGGCGGGTGCGTCTAACCTAGACCAAATTGCAGATATTCAATTTATCCAAAGAAAAATGGTTACAGCATTAAGAGTACCAAAAACTTTCCTAGGTTTTGATGATGTCGTTGGTGAGGGTGGTAATTTAGCTATGTTAGATATTAGATTTGCTAGGACCATAAATAGAATTCAACAGGCTATGGTTCAAGAGTTAAATAAAATAGCTATTATCCATTTATATATTTTAGGTTTCCACGATGAGTTAAATAATTTTAAACTAGTCCTTAACAATCCATCTACTCAAGGTGAAGTTCTTAAAGTTGAACAATGGAAAGAAAAAGTTTTGTTGTATAAAGACCTTGTTAGTGCTGTTGATGGTGGAATTGCTCCAACATCACACACATGGGCTAAAAAAAATATCTTTAATTGGTCTAATGATGAAATCTTAGAAGATTTAGAACAACAAAGACTTGAAAGAGCAGCAGCTAAAGAACTTGAAAACACTTCTGAAATTATCAAAAACACAGGATTCTTTAAGAACGTTGATAAACTTTATGGTGAAATTCCTGTTAAATCAGATGAAACGGATGGGACTGAAACTGGTGGTGAAGAAGCTGGAGGCTTTGGAGGCGGTGAAGAAGCTGGAGGTTTCGGAGGTTTAGGAGGCGGTGAAGAAACGGGAGGTTTTGGAGGTTTCGGAGGCGGTGAAGAAGCTGGAGGCGGTGAAGAAGCTGGAGGCGGTGAAGAAGTTGGTGGTTTTGGTGAAAGCTTTAGAGGTGATGAAAACGTAATTAATAAATTATTACTTGAAGGTAGAAAGAAAAATGAAGATATTTTAATGATGACTAAGGGTATAGATTTGTTACTTAATGAAGGTGATGATGAAATACTTGGTAGCTAAAGCATATTTATTTTAAAAATAAAATTATGAACTTTGGTACATTAAAAGATATATTCGTTGAGAAGTTAATAGAATCTTACATTTCTGAAGATAAATCAGGAAAAGACTTATATAAAAACTTCTTAAAAATACTTAAAGAAAACGAAACTCTTAGAACAACCTTTATTGTTTACAAGAATATCGAGGGTAAAACAATAAAAAGTGAAACAGCGGCTAATGAATATTTAAAAGAATCTATTTCTTTATTAGAAAATTTTAGAGGTGAAAAATCCATATCTACAGAATCAGAAAAATTAATTTCTTTATTAGAAAAATATAATATTGATTTGAGTGGGGTTAAAACAAAAGGGTTACACGAATCTTTACAAAATTTACTAACAACCAAGAAAAGTGTTTCTACAATAGACAAACTACATGAATCTAGAACTAATGTTATTTCTTGGTTAATGTCTGATAAAGAAACTATTTCAGAATCAGAAGATAAATCTTATGTTAGAAAAAATATTGACCCTAGGAAATTTCTAGAAGTAGCTGTAAATAAATTTAATGAAAAATATAATGATTCCTTAACTGAGGAAGAAAAAAAGATTTTAAAGGTTTTGCGTGAAAATAACGAAGAAAAAACAAAAACTTTAGTGTCTGATTTGGTGAAGGAAACAATCCAACTAGTTAATCAACATTTAGATGATTACGGGGACAATGTAACAGTAAAATCAAAACTACTAGAAACTAAAGATGTTATTTACAAGATGAGTGAAAATAACGACAGTTTTAACGAAAAAGTTTTAAGGCTGTATGAATTGAAAAAGAATCTTAAAAATGATTAGTCGATTTTTTAATTACATTGTTAACAATTTTGGTTTTAACTGTACACACGATTTTAATAATTCAATAGTACATTCTAATTTACTAACAATAACACTACCTATAGCAGGAATATCTAGTATCATAGAAACTTCAATGGGATTACAAGGTTTAACTGTTTTAGCCTTTGTTGTACTTGTAATATTAGAATTAATTACTGGTATAGCAGCATCAAGAGCAAGAGGAGAAAAAATACAATCACACAAATTTAGTAGGTTTGGTTTAAAAGTTTTTGTATGGATGTCCTTATTGTTTATAACCAATAGTATTGGTTTAGAGTACAGTGGTCAGGATGATGTATTATCTACACTGGCTAAAGGGTTTTTTGTTTGGTTACATGGTACCTTATTTATTTACGTTACACTAGAATATTTAATTTCTGTTTTAGAAAATTTGGGTTCTCTGACTGGTGAAAAAAATAAAAAAACATTAATCACAAAAATAATTGAAAAATTAAATAGTGTCTTGGGTATAGAGAGATACCAAAAAAATAATGAAGAAAATAAATAAAATTTAATATTATTATTAAAAAATATGATAAAGCCTCCCTAAATTAGGGGGGCTTTTTTTTATGTTAAAAAATTAGTATAATTAAGAAAAAAATTATATATGAATAAAATTTTATTAGAATACATTTGGTTGGATGGCAATCAACCACAACAACTACGGAGTAAAACAAAAGTAGTTTCTAAAGCTGATACATTAAAAGCGTCAGAGTACCCATCGTGGTCTTTTGACGGTAGCTCAACAAATCAAGCAGAAGCAGGTAAAGGTAAAAATACAGATTGTATCCTTAAACCTGTATATGTAACAAAAGACCCATTTAGAGGGTTCCCCCATAGGTTAGTATTATGTGAGGTTATGAATCCTGATGGTACACCACATAAAACTAACACTAGAAATAAATTGGATGGGTTTGTTTTGGATAATGGAGATATTGAAAAAGAAGTTTGGTTTGGTTGGGAACAGGAATATACGTTAACCCATAAACCATCGATGCCTTTTGGTGAGGGTATTGGGTTACCTTTAGGGTTTACTAGTGATACCTCAAAACCACCTAGACCACAGGGGGACTATTATTGTGGTATCGGTTCAGATACAGTTGTTGGTCGTAAAATTGTTGAGGAACACATGGAAAAATGTTTAGAAATAGGTTTAGAGGTTTCTGGTATTAATGCCGAAGTTCTTTTAGGTCAATGGGAGTATCAAATCGGACCTGTGGCACCATTAAATGGTTCAGACCAATTGTGGGTTTCTAGATATATTTTAGACCGTGTGGCAGAAGAAAACAATGTAAACGTATCTTTACATCCAAAGCCATTAAAAGGTGATTGGAACGGTTCAGGATGTCATGTTAATTTTTCAACAAAAGAAATGCGTGAAGAAGGTGGTCTGAAGATAATTGAGGATACCATGGAAAAACTCAAAAATAATCATGAAGAACACATTAAAGTTTATGGTTTACATAACAATGAAAGATTAAGTGGTGAACACGAAACATCTAGTATTCACGATTTTAGTTATGGATATAGTACAAGAGACACAAGTATTAGAATTCCAGCTCAAACAATAATTGACGGGTGTGGTTATTTTGAAGATAGAAGACCGGCGTCAAATTGTGACCCTTATATGGTTTCTTTAAGAATGTTAGATACCGTGTATAACACAGTGGCAGAAACAATTCAATAATGAAAAGAGGTAAAGAAA